TCTGAGGTGATGCGATTTGAGGCCATACTAAACGAGTGTTCAGTAAGGCGGCAATCGGTGGGGAAATGGGCTGTAACAAGCTCGAAAGATCAATTAGTCATTGATTTTATTAGATATTATTTATGTTTCGAGGGATGTGCCGTTGCCGCTGTTACAACTTCGAACAACTGCTGACAGCCGGTAGGTCATCGATTTACTGATCGCCACAAACCATTTGTAAGGCCGCGCCGGATTTGGCACTACATAGCGGGACGTTTGGCACCGAAACACTCGGCAGTTAGCGGCTTTATTGGCATGGCATTTGGCACCAAGCACAAGAAGGAGAAGGAGAAGGAGAAGGAGAAGGAGAAGGAGAAGGAGAAGCTACAGTCAAAACCCCGGCGTGCGTTCACATATGACTTTCTCCCCCCCCTCTCGATAACGGGTTGGTTCTAGGTATAGCGCTCAGCCGATAAGCAGAGCTCCGGCCTTATTGGTAGACAAGCCTAGGTCGTACTTCTCGACCAGGGCGGTGACTGCAAACGTGGTGCCGGTATAGCCCCCGACTGCAATCTGCTTGCGGTACGCTTGCACCTCACACCAGCACCGATAGGGCCGGACAAACTTGTACAGCAGCTGGTGACTGAACGGCGCCAGGCCGTACAGCGGCCAGAGAGATGGCGCGACCAGCAGCGTCAGCAACGTGCAGAGCAACAACCCAAGGCCAAGCACGGCGTACCACTGTCGCACATGCGTTTTTTCGTGCTCGATCAGACCGGTATCGTCTTTGTACTTCGACAGTATTTTGATGAGTGGGCCTTGAGCTGTTCCACCGAATCCGTTGTCGAGTTTGTTTGTGCACTTAATCAAGTAGTATTTCATTTAATGACTTCGCTCCTTTCGCCAGTCAAGAGCACAATTTTCAGTGTTTCCAGTTAGAAATATTTTTCCGGCAGGCGTTTAAAAAACCCACGACTTGGCGGGCTATTGTTCAGCTGAACAATGTCAGCAGTCGATGCAGCCTTCGAACTCCGGCAGAGTCTTTAAGTGCTCGTAGGCTTGCTCCAATGGGTTTGCACCCGTGAGGCTATACGGTGCTTCATAACCAGTGGCGGTCAGCGCCTCCGACTCAGGCGAGACCATTGTGTGGGTCACAAACTCAAAGCGAGTATTGCCGGGGCTGATCGTGGGCATCAAAACGCGAATATACGCCTTGTCCAAAACTAAACCTTTGAACGTAACGGTATTTTTAATAGCCATTTTATTTCTCCGAATATTAAGTTAGACAGTGGCGCCGAGGGCATCGATCCAGGCAGAACCGGTCCACCAGATAGGCTTGCCCGTGCCAGCTACGAGTGAAGTGTCCATAAAGTCTACGCCAGTATCATTAGCGGTCAGGACCGGCCGGGTCATGCCTCGTCCTGTAATCCATTCAGTAGCCCGCCATGTTCCAGGGGTTCCGCCTGTAGTGCAGCGGTAGCGGGTAACCCCACCAATGGCAGAAGATTTAATATCAATCGTAGCCCCTTTGGGCCATGTACCTGTTGTCGGCACCCCAGTGCTCACCACGCGCGGCGGGGTGGGGAATGCTGTGGACTCTTGGAGGATGTAAGGACCGTATGTGACAGAAACTTCTGTCCCTTCGGGCAGTTGCAACAGGGGCTGAAGGATATTAGCTACCCTGACCTCCCCTGAGTCGCTGTTGTTAAACACACTCCCGATGGCCGACGTCCTGCTCAATGCCACCGGGATACGGAAGTCAAACTTGTCAGCGGGCGTGAGCGTACCCGTTTCATCAATAAGCCGGATGGCCAGCCGATTAATATTCAGCCCCTCAACAGCCGCAATATTAGCCAGAATTTTGGTGGAGCCTTCGAGGTAATGTACGTCTAGGTCAATCTCCCCGATTGACATGTAAGGGACCGTACCTGCCATCAACTGAAAGATGCCTCCCAAGGTGGGATCTTTCACAAGGTAGATGTTGCCCGAGAGACGACCAATGGAAATTCTGGATGAGCCGTTATCCGCCCGTACAGCCAGCGGTTGGTACTGCTTGGAGGGGTCAGTCGAGATAATCTTGTAGTCATTGACCGTAAAAGAAGCATTGCTCATGGACGAAAAACCATGACAGTCAATGGTCGTCAGCTGGTCGATTTGCAAACCGGCTTTGGCTACGACGGGCTCGTCATGACAATCCCGGATACGTACTGTAGCGGCGGTAGCCTTCCCTTGTACGTGGTAGATGCCGTTATCACTAACACCATCAATGATCAACGACTCGCAGTGGACTTCGTCTTGGGTAGTCACCCAGCCACATTGCACATTCTTACCTACCGCGCGAACAGTATTGCGAGTAGCTGTTAACACCGTATTGTCCGTGGTAACCAACCGAGGGATCGACGTATTGGTAGAAGTACCGAGCAGCAGGTTTTCTGCATGCACAAACATATTGCCGTCAGTACCCGAAAACTTCAGCGCTCCCTGTGTGCCGCCTGTTACTTGGGGCTGACCAATAATATTGGACGCGTACACGCTACCCGTAACCCGGGCTCCCTTTGCCTCAACGCAGCCAATACCCTTGCCGTCCGCGTCGACATAAACTTCCACATGGGAATCGTCGCCACCGATAGTAAGCAGGACACCTCCTGTCACTGAACTGGCGGGTTTGAATTTGATATTGCTTAACAGTACCCGCGAAGGAATTACGGTATTGGAAATACGGAAAGTTGCCCCGTTACCGCCGATAACCGGCCCCGCAGCGGCAGCAGCAAGAAGGGCGGGTTTCCAGTCCCACGTCGAAGCGTCATCGGGGTCTGGCTTGTCAACAACAAGGTACGAAAATTCCCATGGATTGATCGCCTGCAAGGAGAGCATATCCCCAGCAGTTCCTACCTGCCTTGGCGCATTGACCCTTTTCCAAGCCACAAGTGAACCGGCCCCTTTTTCCGGGTCGGCCAATGCGCCCTGCAAACCGGCGGTTTGCTCTGCAGACAAGCGCGCCTGCTTGGCAATTGATGGAATAAATCCAGACTCCGTGAACACATCAGTCTGAGCGTCACCGTGAATGTATTCGTGCTGCTTTTCGGATGCAGCACCTGACTTCGCCGCCGCTTCCGCTATCTGGCCGGCGTAGACTTCCAGCGCTGAGATATCAGTCATTCAGTTTCTCCAGGAATAAAAGCCCGCAGAAGCGAGTTATGCAAATCTTGTGTTTAATGGCTTAGTAACCAGGGGCTCTTCCGATCGCGCGCCAATGGATGGTGGCACCATGGGTTACGGAGTCATTGAATAGTCGATACTGCGTGGGACTGATGGCCAGCGCACCAGCAGCGTTACCATCGGCATCATCAAAGTTCGGCGTCACCTTGTTACCAAAGCAGTTGTAGACCTCGGCAAACGGCGTCGGGAAGTCAATGGGGGCATCCACACCGTCCGTGGCGCAATAACCGTTTCCCCACTGTTCCAGCAGCCCCGTGGCCTTATCGAGACGCCAGCCATTGGCCGCCATCAACGCGGTGTTTTTGTCTTGTTTGGTCGAAGCCAGATTGTCGATGGCTGCTTGCTTGGCCACCAACGCGGCATTGATCACCGCCAGCAACGCATCGACGGCCGTCTTGGTATACGCATCACCGATGCCATAACCGGCCAAGGTGATGGCGTTGTTGGCCTTCTGCGACAACAGCCAATCTGTCTCAGGCTTGGTGTAGGCATTCAGAATGCCGTACCCAGCCAAGCTAGTGGCATTGTTGGCCTTCTGCGACAACAGCCCATCTGTCTCAAGCTTGGTGTAGGCATTCAGAATGCCGTACCCGGCCAAGGTAGTGGCCTTCAGGGGGTATCTTGAACCAAAGGCCTGAATGGCCTTGAGCAGCTGCGTGTTGTCATTGACGTCAAGCTCGGGCAGGTAAGCCAGGATAAAATTGGCCAACTCTTCCTGCACCATGTTCAACCATTCCGCCTTGAGTGGTGTGGGTGCCACTCCGCCCGCAACGGTGCCATAACGAAAAAGGCCCAGGGCAGCGACCATATCGGTCCAGCTGGAAATTCTCTGCATGTTATAGACCCTCGGTACCGAGCACGCCGGCCGGCGCTACGTAATGAATGGCGTTGAACAGTTGATCCACTTTCAGCGCAATGCCGTCGACGACTTCTTTGCCGTATCCAAACACCACGTCTGTATTACCTGGGCGGCGATCAGTGATTCGGGTTTCCATGGCAGTGCTGACATAGGCCGACAACGGAGCATCGACTCGCCAAGTGAATGGCCAGTCGCCGGAATAGATCGGATCGCCTGTTTTCACCAGGCCGACGACGGGAATCCTGAAACTCTGGATGGAGGCAGGCACACCGAACAATGAAGCCAAGCGAATGAAGTAAGGAATGGACTGCCCACCAAGATCTCCCATGGCCGCAAGAACGTCCTGAACCCGTTCGTCTTGAGTCGCATCAGGTGATGGAGTTAGCCCGTAGATACGCTCCCAGTCAGCGATAAACTCCCCGGCAGTTTCTGGAAAAATCGCCTTCTCAACAGCCTCAAGACCGGCTAACGCATCACCTAAAACTGCAGCATCACCAGCCAACTGAGCCTTTAAGTTCCTACCGCTGGGATCGTATGAAACTGGCGGCAGCAACGCCTGAAGTTGTTCAATCAATATTTCGCTCATGCCATCGGTTCCAAAGTGACCGCTCCGAGACGAACCCACTTAACTGTCGATGGATCATCGGATGCTGAAATATTGTTTGGAGGAGTCACCAACTGAAGATCTATAACCCCAGCCAAGCTGCTGAATGCTGCTGTTAGGCGAAGGATGTAGAGGGTTTCCAGCGGGACCAGAGGACCAATCACTCCAGCGGCAGCAAGCTCCGACGGTGCTTGCAGATCGGCCAAGGTGAACCCAACCTGAAGCTTGAGACGGACCTGCAAATCCACGGTAATAACAGCGGGTGTGAATACCCAAATATCCGCACCAGCAGGCCCTACTGTTTCGATATATGCCTGGCACGCCGCGATGACTGCTGCAGAAGAAGGGCTTCCCGCAGACGTAATCACCACGTCAATCGTGTTACCGCCACGACGCTTTGGGATGATTAAGGCGGTCGAGACGCCGTCTACGGACAATGCCCAGCGGCGATAATCCGCAATCGATCCGCCGCTTGGTGGATAGCGAAGAACGTCCAGGTAACGCCCAAGTAAACTTTCTTGGATTTCGTCGTCAGTGCCGCCAGCCAACACGGCAAGGGTGCAACTCCCATCGATCCCAAGTGGTGGGCTGGTCAGGATTGCAGCGCCCTCCAGCCCATTTAGCGAAGCACCGCTTCCCACAGTGGAGACTGGAGCAATACCGGTTCCATCAGATCCAATCGTTACACTGGCCGTTGTGAACAACACCGTCCCTGTAGCGATGAGGCGCACCTGAGAGCCAACTGGCAGCGGAACACCAGGGCTTCCGCTGACTGCAATTGAACTGCCTGCGACGGTGGCTGATTTCGGATAAACACCGCGAGTGGCGGCGTGCTTCTTCAGCTCATCGAAGTCGGCAGTGTCCGGGAATATTTGCCTTGCGGTCCAAGAGCCCTGCTGATGAATGCCCTCGGCAATCGCCGAGGTTGAGCTAGCGCGAACAAAGTTATCGCTGTCACTGGTGACGTCTGCGTCCGCAGCAAGCGAACGAATTTCCCGCAAAGCGCGGGTACGTATGGCGTCGAATTTGGGAGCGTCGTAGGGCATCAGATTACGCTCACGAGATGTTCAAAGGTCTGCCTGCCTGCCGGGGTGTAAACCTCGACCAAAAGCTTTAACCAGCCGTCACCAGCGCGTTCTGCCGTGATGTTGATAGAGGTCGCTCGACCGTCATCGATCAAGGGCTTCAACGCGTCTTTGGCGTACTGGATGGCAAGGCCGCTAACGCGAGCTTTGTCCTTCTCCCGTTTCAGCTCATGCAGACGCGAACCGAGTTCGGGCGCGGCCCAGTAGCTTCCGAGGGGAGTCATGAGGCGTAGATAGACGGCGTTTGCCAGCGTCGTAATGCGCTGACCCGTCAAATCGCCAGTAGTTGGGTTTATGCCTGCGTCCATGCCAGGCAGATTGCCCCGCGTGCGCGCGGGGCTGCGTTTCTTACATATGCAAGATTATTGCTGAGGAGATGGCGCCGGACCGTTCGGGTGGCCGTGGCCATTGTAGAGTTCGCGATCTTCCTGCATGGCGCTAGTGTGATCGGCGATATCGCCGTCTGCCTTGATGTTGCCACCTACCTTAATGTCGCCGGTAGCCTCTATCAAAGGCGTTTCAAAGCGAATCTTCGTCCCGGCTTTGACCAGGAGCGTTTCCGTCACCACCTCGACCACTCGACCACGCTTGAGGTGAACGTAATCGCCTTCGTCGCTGTACAAAGCTACCTCACCATCCTTGAGCGAGACCCTGTAGCGACCATCCTCACTGGCCACCACTACAGTGTGCTTGCTGTTGCCACCCACCGGTATAGCGATGTATTCGGCACCGGCCAGAGGCGCTGAGGTGAAGCCGTAGTGCTGGAATAATTCACCCGAGACCGTCTCCCCGGCAAGGCCTTGCATATCAATCCCAATAAGCTTTCCGTGCTTGTTACGGGCAGCCACCGCGCGAAAGGCCTGGCGAAACTGTTGCCTCTCTCGACTCGCCTGCTCGCGCATCATTCGCGTCATCGACATTGTCATAGCCCCTTAATCAGTTCGATGAACGCGGCGTCCTTGTTGGACTTGCCCTTGTGTTTCTTCACGGGATTGCCGTCCAGCACCCACATTTTGTCTTCGCGCAGGCGCAGTTCAGTAATGGCGCCTTGACCACGGGTCAATCGAAGGGTGCGCGACATCAGAAAAAAAGTACCGTCCAGACCATGCGGCTCACTTCGCACCTGAACGCGCTGACCAGGTGCCCACACCTTGCCGCTGGCAGAGCGATGACCTTTGACCACGGCGCGAATCTCGAAGCCTTCCAAGCGACTATCGGCTAACAGCTTGCGAGCGCGTGTGGTGGCCATGTCCTGGCTCTCACTCGAACTGTCCACGATCACCTTCGGCCGGAAGATCCCGCGCTTGGCCAACGTCTCGTCTTGGATGACCGAACGCAGGTGAGACCGCGTTGTATCGAAGCCGTCGTTGTCATACTGGCCGTGTTGTCCCAGGACAGTGATCTGGCTGTATCGATTGGCGATGGAGCGCCTAACCGAAAGCCGCTCGACGTTGTTGCCTTGACCATCCAGGTTCATCACCAACGCATGAACCGGCGCACTGGTGTAGTCAGGACCGCCGATCACCAACCGACCGTCTGGCTCAAACCATGGCCAAAGCCCGTTGGCCTCGGCCACCTGCAGAAGCGCCTCCCAAGCTGACTGGCCTGGCTCAATCTGAATGCGCCGCCGCGTCTTGGCTGACGCAGCCCTGATCTCGACTTTGCTCACGCCCAGGGGCTTGACTACTTGGCTGACAATGTCTGCCAGGGAAGCCTCACGCATCGCCACGAATGGAGAGGAACAGTCCACTAAAGTTGCGGCACCGTCACGGCCGTTGATACGGATGACGATGCCTTGGCGGGAAATATCGTGCTCAAACTCATCGATCTGCCCCGTCAAAACACGATCACCGCTCAGGGTCAGAATGCATGGCGCACCTTCGACCAGGACGCTTGGCAGTTGAGTGGTCTCGCGGGTGTACAGCTCCATTTCAAAGGCATCGGAAGGGGTCAGCAGATCCGATTCAACCGACCAGCCGTCCCACGTCGCATGGGCCAGCCCGCCAATGGTCAAGGTGATGGCTTCATTTGGCATAGGCACGCAGCACCTCCCCTGCA